AGAAGCCAGGGAACTACTGAAATGGGGCCTATTGCACCAATGATTTTAAACCCGGTTAAAAGAGTATGGTAAAGTTAAACAGGCGCATAAAAATAAGAGTTGTTGGTTCTACAGTAAACGATCAAGGTGGTAATGTAGCCGTAACGGTTGATGAGTGGGAAAAATGGGCGCACGTTGAAGATAGACGGGGCAGAAATAGCAACCCATATCAACAGCAAGTTTTTACTTATGATTATAAAGTAACGGCCCGTGCAGAAGAAAGCCGACCTGTGCAAAGCAACTACCTTGTTGTGTATAAGGGTAAGGTTATGAAGATTGAAAGCATTACTATAAAATCTGAAAGCTACATTGCATTTGAAGAAATGTATTGCACCGTTGTAGATGAAGATATTTTAATTGAAGAATCATGAATGAATTAAATAACTTACCGGATGCAGGCCCTTTAGATGGCACAGAGTTGGTACCTGTGATGCAAAATGGTATATGGTGCAAGGCTCCTTTATATTTGGTTATTGATCTGCCGGCTCCGACTATTACTGCCGCACCTGGTTCGTTTGTGGCTACTGCATTTGACAGCACACAAATAGATTTAACTTGGACGGGTGCAGGTAATTATGTTTTGCAAAGTTGCCGTGGTAATGATGGGGCTTGGGTTACGATTTACGAGGGTACAACGGCATCATTTAGTGATACAGGTTTGTACGGTGATGAAACTTATTACTACCGTGTTAATGATACGGATACAGGCGAGTTTACAAGCGCTTGGAGTTTAACTAACGAAACAACACCCACGCCGCCATGATAAAGATTGACATATCGGGGTTTGATAAGGCGTTGGCAGACGTGAATAGTTTGGCCACTAAAGCCAAGCAGGATGTAAAGTTTGCATTAGTGGATTTTGGAACGAGTGTAGAAAGAGATGCGAAGCGTTTAGCACCGGCAGATGAAGGCAAGTTAAGGAATAGTATTAACAGCGTTTATAATGCTACAAACATGACTGTAACCATTACAGCTGCATCCGATTACGCTGCTTATATGGAATTTGGTACACGTAAATTCGCAGCTCAATATGTAGCAACTTTACCGCAAGACTGGAAAACTTATGCAGCAACATTTAAGGGTAAAGGGGGTGGTAATTTTGATGCTTTTTTAAAGGCAATAATGGAATGGGTACGGCGCAAAGGAATAGGTGGTTTACAAACTAAAAGTGGGAATGTGAGTAAAAGTAAAGACTCATTAGCGCAGCAAAAGAGTGTAGCGTATTTAATTGCAATGAAGATATTGAGGGAGGGAGTACGCCCACAGCCATTTTTAAGACCGGCTGTAGTAGCACACACTCCTAAACTTATTAGCGATATTGAGAAAATATTTAAATAACTTTTTTACCAGGTTGTGGCTTCTCTGATAAAGCTCTATAAACAGACCAACCGTTTTTTATTCTTTCGTAAAAAGGCTTACGTCCTACAGGGCTAAATTTCCATAAATCAATCAGTAAAACTTCTTTACCATTGTACTCAACTTTATGTACGTTTCTTCTATTTTTAGCCTGAGTTAATTTATCTGTAAACCTGCAATTATCAGGGCTGTAACCTTCATTATTATTTATTCTATCAAGTGTTAGTATGCCATTGTATCCGTTTTCGTAGCACCAATTTTTAAAAACCATAAAATCATTTAGCCACTCTTCGCAAATAGTAATGCCTCTACCTCCGTAATCTTTATAAGCTAAGTTATTCCTATTAAAACATCTTGACTTCATTGCTTTAAAACACCGATAAAGTTTAGTTTTTGATTCGCCATGTGTTAGATTTAAATTTCTGGCTGTATTTATTTTCCTACACCCACAGCTCTTTTTATAGCCCTTTAATAAGTTATTTAGTGGTATTATAGCTTCTTTACCACAGTCACACAATACGACTGCTGAATAAGTTTTATATCTTACAAAGATGGATATAACTTTTAAGTTTCCGTATTTGCTATTGAATATATCGGCAGTAAGTTTTATATTTGTCATTATCTTGTTTTTTAGCGACTACTAAGATACAAAATAAAAAGCATATTATTTTAAAAGTAGTATGCTTTTTTATTTTAACTTTACACCATGAGGGATATAAATAACGATTTGATACGTAGTTACTACCAAGCAATTGAACCTTTAGGCTACCCTGTTTTTGAAGGTGAAGAACCAGACGATATTTTGGATAAAATATACATTGTAATTAGTGATGTAAGCAGCAACGATACCAGCACGAAAAACAGTAGCGATGTGAATGCTAACATACAGATTACTATTAATAGTTGGGAGAATAAATACAATAATAGCAAAGCATTGAATACAGTTGCCGGGTTAATTTTAACGGCAATAAAGCCAACTCCAAACGCTGTATTAGATTTATCTGCAAGTAATTTGCAGATGATGAACTTGAATGTTCAAAACGATGTTGTTCAAAATTATGGAAAACTTGCGGGGCGGGTTTATATTAGCAGAAATATTATTTTTTCACAAGACATATTTATTTATTAAATTTACATAAAATTAAAATAAAATGGCAGAACACAAAGTACAAGGCGGCACAATGTTATTATTCATTGACCCAGCAGGTGGCACAGATTATGACACCGTTGTTTGTCTAACCAGCGTTGGTAAAGACGATTCCGTTGCTGAAATTGATGCTGCAAGTGCTTGCGGCCCTGACAGCTCACCGGGTGCATTAACTATCAGCTATTCCTTCGAAGGGCAACATTTACAAGATCCCGATACCGGTAAAATTAGCGGTACTTCATTGCGTACATTGCTAAGAAATAAAACTACAGTTGGTTTTATGATTGCACCGGAAACTCCAGTTGAAGGTGATGAAATTGAAACCGGAACCGGGTACTTCTCCGCATTAGGTAGCACGTATTCCTTTGATAGCGTTGGTACATTTACCGGCACTTTGAAACCATTTGGAACGCCAGTTATAACCGTTGAACCAGCAAGCTAATGATAATAATAAAAGGACGAAGATTATTATTTGATAATTACTGCTGGCATGAATACGTTAAGCGTGTGGATTGGGATAATATGTTAGGAAGTAGTAACAAGGCTGCCTTATACGGTGCTTTGGCTGCTGCTGCTTATGATGAAGGAACTGAAAAGCCCGACTGGAAAGAAGTTGGTGAGTTTATGCGCACGTTTGAGCCGGAGGATAACAATAAACTTAAAGATGCTTTTGAAGCAATGAACGAATGGAAATCGTTTGTTAAAAAAGTAAAAGATGAAGTTGAGTTATCTACTAAAGAAGATACAAAAAAAAAGCCATCCAAAGCCTCAAAGAAAACCTTGAAATAGCATTAGGTCAATTAGGTTGGACGGAAAGAGAATACTACAGAAGTAGCCCGGAAGCGTTTTATTACGCATCAAAGGGCTATTTTAGTAAACGGCGGGAGGAAGAAAGTTGGCACAGACACGCTGCTTATATAAATTATAGGGTGCAGGGTGGTAAAGACGATGCGCAAAAGATTTGGCCTATTGCCGGTGGGGAACGTAAAGCAGTTGAACCAATAAGCCAGGAAAGGAGGGAGGCTATTTTTAAACGATTTAATATTAAAAGGAATGGCAACGGAAGTTAAAGTAGTTGCAACGTACGTTGGGGCAAGCCTTGACAAAGGTTTAAAGGACTTACAGGGCAACCTTGCTAAAACGGCTGTAGCTGCAAATAAATTAGATAGTAGTTTAAGTAAGGATTTTGTTAAAGGCAGTAACTCCGCTGCATTTGCATTGCAGAATTTAGGCAGGGTAGCACAAGATGCACCTTATGGGTTTATTGGTATTTCAAATAATATTAACCCCTTATTAGAAAGTTTCCAAAGATTAAAAGCTGAAAGCGGTAGTACGGGTGGGGCATTAAAAGCATTAGGAGCTTCATTAATAGGTGGTGGGGGGATAGGACTTGCAGTAAGTGTTGTAACTTCATTAATTTCATTTGCATCTATTGGTTTACAGGCATGGAAAGGCCGTAATAACGATGCTAAGGTTGCTGTGGATGCCAACAAAAAAGCAACTGAAGAATATGGCAAGGAACTTGAAAAAGTAGGTCAGGAAGGATTTAAAACAGGTATTGTTTTACAAAATTTCGCTAACATTGCTAAAAACCAAACATTAAGTTTAGAAACCCGAAACCAAGCATTAAAAGAGGTTAATAAATTACTTGGGGAACATGCCGAAAAGTTAACATTAGCCAGCATTAATACAGCGGCTGCAACTAAGGTAATTGAAACATTTACTCAGGCAACAATACAACAAGCACTTGCAACTAAGTACGCTGATAGAGCCTCAGATTTATTCATAAACCAGAAAGAAGCCGCAAAGGCTTACGGTAAGGAGTTGGATATATTAAAGCAATTGCAAACGAAAACTTTAAGCTATGAAAATGCACAGGGTGTAACGGTGTTAACAGATGTTGGCAAAAGGGTGCAAAAGCAACAAAGAACGGTTGCAGAAATGGCAGGCAATTACCGCTCTGTTACAAAAGAATTGCAAAATATTATCGGCGAACTTTCGGCGGCTCAATTAGAGGCATCTAAATTATTTGGGATAATTTCACCTGCTGATACTGATAAAAAAGATATTTTAAAACCTAAGAAAGTTGCTAAAGACGCTCAAACTATTGCAGATGTTTTAGCTGATTTGGCAAAGCAGATTGATTTCTTAAATAAAAAAGAAATTGTATTTAATACCAATGAAACTAAGGGTAAGTTATCCGCTTATTTTAGCACGATA